TTTCTACTGGTCAGGACGTTCCGTCCGAAACCGCTACTCAATGTGGGTCATATTCCACTGAGTCAACTGTTTATTGGCATGAATCTAGCTAGATAAATGACAAATCGGGTCTAAGACCTCTATGATGACACAATTTAACTGTAACCACTCGTAGTCGACTCCCTTTAGAAAATTTGGATTTTCGTTCAAGCACATGATCGTAGGCTTTCCCCACTTTATTGTCCGCTTCTTCCGATACTTATCGGTGATGACAAATTCCTTCTGGGCGCCTAACCATCCCTTGTATGAGTGCCAGAACTCGAATCCTCCCTGGATGTCGTCGAAGACGGCGTATTTGACTCCGTCGCTGAATCCGTCCATATTGAATTGGAGGTTGAAGTATGCATGTTCTCCCAATGACCTGGCGAAGAGGGTCTTCCCCGTTCGGGAAGGTCCATATAAAATGAGTGACTTAACTCTGCCTCGAATTAGTAATCAGAAAAGGGGGTATGGGGGCGAAGCCCCTATAGCGGACAAGATTTGATCGTGCGAGGACGCTACGTCGGCCGCAGCGCCAGCAGACTTACCTCTCGGGTCTATCGTCTCCGATTCTCGCCTGTTCCAACCATCGCTCGAGTTCAGGGTAGCGTTCCATCTCTGCAATGATGGGGGGTCCCTCGTAGGGGCTCGGGATCTCTGGGTAGTAGGTGTTGGCGTATTCAAGGATTCTAGAGTTGGATAACAACCAGTCCTTCGGAGCGAGTTGACGGCATAACGACAAAAATGTATCTTTGTCTGGTGCATCGCAGATTGTATGCCACTTTTCTCCATTCTCTCCTCTAGACCGAGACACAGATTCCGGAGGGTCGCCTCGCTCATATCGTACATCGCCATCCTTTCCGCAGTAATCGTAGACTGTCCTTGGAGTTCGTCGTACCGATTTAATATTTCCGTGAGCTCCGAAGTAATCGAACAGGTTTGCGCGGTTGATATGGACAACCTCATCGAAGCCAATGTACATATGGTAATGAACTCCTCCATCCTGGTGACGTTCTCTTCCCAGCCGGAAGCATGCAGGATTTTTGAGATCTTGAGTGATATTGAGCAGCAAACTTGCCCCCTCGTGATCGAATCGCTGTTGGACATCTTCACTAACTTGTGGAAAAGTGACTATGAAGGCTTTTGCTCGGGCCTGAAATCGCGGCATTATATCGTCCGAAGGCGGTGTGCACAGAAGGGAGAGAATTCGTAATATTATTTCTCTCCCTATTGCACTTTGCACACTTTGCACATACCCTATAAATACCCCTCACTGCCCCCTTAATTTAAAAAATCAACAAGCATGGCTCGATCCTTCAAACCCCGCTATCGCCGACGATTCTCCACTCGTCGCCCGTCTTTTAGGCGAAAGACCTATCGGGGACGCCGATATGCCAGGAGGCCTAAGCGTTCTCGTGTTACCCCTCGCAAGGTTAGAAACATAGCCTCTAAAAAGAAACAGGACACTCTGTTAGGTTCTGATTCGTCTGATCCCGATAACTTCTCCAATGTTGTCGCCTTGACAACTGGCAATAATTATTTCTTGTGGACCCCTACATTCCGCGACCGCGATGATAATGTTAACAATCACACCCGTGGTGCCGCTTCCTGCTACTACCGTGGAGTCCGCGACCGTATTATGGTTGCTGCCTCCTTCCAACTTATCCACCGCCGTGTGTGTTTCTGGTCCCACTCTCAGATCAGCTCAGCCACCCCCTATGATATACCCGGTGACGACGGTGATATTGCCTATACTCGACGGCCCCTCCAGAAAATCAATCCGTCGACTGATACGGCTACTTTCCGATACCTCTTCAAGGGAACTGTCGGAGTTGATTTTACTGAAGACTCTCGATGGGATTCTCCGATGGCAAACAACCGTATTCAAGTTGTCTATGATCGCCAGTACCCTGTCAATCCGAACTACAATGTCGCTGAGGGTAACGCCTTTGGCAAAATTTCTACGAAGAAACTATGGCATCCCATGAATTCTACCGTCAAGTATGACGACTGGGAGCAAGGTCGTGAAATCGACGCTGCTTCTTGGGGCAACGCCCACCCCGCTTCTAGGGGTAATTTCTACATCCTAGATATGTTTTCTACTGGTCAGGACGTTCCGTCCGAAACCGCTACTCAATGTGGGTCATATTCCACTGAGTCAACTGTTTATTGGCATGAATCTAGCTAGATAAATGACAAATCGGGTCTAAGACCTCTATGATG